AAACGTTTGTTGAGACGCTCCTTCAAGAAGCCAGTCGCCTTGGACATGGTTTCACGAGAACCATCCCCTCCAGATATCGCTCGCCGAGGCGAGCAAAAGATCGTGAAGTTCGGCAAGAACAAATCAGGATCGTGAAGAAAACGAAGACCACTTGGAGGCAAATCAAACAGTGCTGATTGCCTTTAAATACCTAGTCCCTTGCCTGCAAGCCCAAGGACTGGACTGTGGTTACATCTGCTAGAAAAACACAAGGATGCTGAAAACATTGAACATCAAAAGGAATGCATTGAAAGTTCTCGCAGTGACGGTGGCGGCGGTCAGTGGCGCCTGCCTTGAAGCGACGACAGATGTTATAAAGAAGAACTTTGAGCCCGCGCTTATCGGCGCTAGAAACGCGTTTGAAGATTGGGCCTACCCCCTACCCTCTAATGCAATGATTGGCATCAATCTCCAATCATTCATGCCTTCCGCAAAAAGTGATGAGCCATGGGCGGAGGCCGTATCGGCTACGATTTCTGGCAAAAGCTGCCTTGAACCAGACGGACACGAAATTGTTCGCGCTTTCGACGAGGCACCCAATGGGCACCGTACCAATGCAATCATGATGATTCGCTGTCGGCCGTCAGGACGCGTATCAGTGAGCCTCACTCCGCAAAGCGGCAGCACAGTATTGATATACGATGGGCGTTTCAAAGACGGTGAAAAAGCAACGTTTCCAGGGATTCCAGGAAGCTATTACGCAGGCATCCTGACCATGTACCGGCTGGATTCACTAGTTCCGAAAGGCTCTTGGGAACCGGTTAACAAATGTCAAATCGACAATAGCTGCGACTCCACAGAATTATCCTTCAATTGACGCCTTCACTACCCGGCATTAGCTCAAGACTGGTGCCCCCTTGGAACTGATATGTCTGAAACCAACCTTACCTTCAAATGCCTAGGCCACACCAAACGAGATGACGGTTTGATTGGGCGTTACAACCTAGAAGTCACCGATACCCGGAGCGGCAAGACCGCAACGATTTCAGTCGAACCCAGACACCTTGCCTCAGCCCGAAGCATGAAAAGAATCCTTCTGGACCGGTGTATGTTCTACAGAGCAACTCGTGTAGAGCACGATCAGATGCTACTGGAGATTCTTGATCCGGAATTCGAAGCGATCCAAGAGTAGTCCTGCCCCGCCAGTCTTTTACGACTGTCCGAGTTTTTAGTAGCACCCCGCCAACAACGCTACCGCCAACGCACCTACGATCAGTTTCATACAGGTCACTCCTGTGGGGGAAAATTCAAGATATCACCGGGTCGGGCGGCAATGAAAAAAGCCCGGCCAGGCGCGAGGCAGGGCCGGCTTATCAATCAGAATTCAGAATCACAATCTCGGAGTTTCAATGCACCTTTCAGCAAGTGCACAACGCTTCCGGCCCCGCCATCGAAAATAAGGTCGTCGTACAGCATTGTCGATTGACGGTAGTGCCCATTCAAAACTTCTAGCACCGCACAGATGGCATCCAATCCTGCCTTGATTTTTTGACGACTTGCCGTCGGTAGTGGGTTGGCGACTCGGTTCTGAATATGAACTAGATCATTGTGCGCGATCCGCTTGTTACGATGCGCCCTTGTGAACTTAGCCTCGATCAATGCGTTATCGATCGCGGCTTCCACCTTTACTTTGACACCAGGGTCAGCTACCAGGCTCGGAATGGCTCTGATGGTAAGTGTTTTCTTGCCAGCGCTAAGTGGAGGGTCGGTAAGCCTTGAAATTCCCAGCATCACACCGTCCCAAAGTTGCGCCTGCACAACACTAAAGAATGTCGGCGCAGCCTTGTTCAGAACGCTCACAGTCCCCTGATCTACACCAAAAAGCGCCTCGTATTGCTTCCAAAGCAGCAAGATATCTAGAAGGTGATCGTTGAGGTCGCAATACATGGCGCCTAAGTCCACGCCCATGGCCACCACGCACTGCGCTCGAACCTCTTTGTGACTCAACATTCCTAGATCCATTCGAAATTTCAATCCGGAATAATGTCACGGTGTATAGAGCGCCTCAACGGCTTACTCAGCTGGGCGAGCATTTCTGTGTCTGAGTATCAGGCGGGTGCGGTCGAGCCACGGCCCGCCGAAGACAATGACTTCTGACGGCCTGCCGTAAAGGTGGTGCAGTAGAAAAGGCCCGGGGCCGAACGTCGTGACATCTTCACTTGGCAGCGCAGGATCAGTGCTGAGGAATATCCCTGCATGGTTCGGGTAAACCGTTCGCCCTACTTCCATCACGATCATATCGCCGCGCCGCGGCTGGTCGACCCGGTAGAAGCAGGCGGCCTCGTAGTTCGCTTCGTACAGGCTGGTGTTGTCCTTGCTCTCCCACCAGCCGTCGGCGCGCTTGAAGGCTTCGAATTCCAGCCCCCACTCCCGTTTGTACCAATCGGCGCAGACCTGCCAGCAGTCCCAGGCGCCGTGCACGAAGGGTCGCTTCAGTAGCGGTACCTCGCCGGACGGCATGATCGTTCTCAGATCCCCCTCCGGCCAGCTGAGAATGTGCCACGGCAGTGCGGTCGCCTCGCACATTGCCAGGTCGCGCGGCGAAGGCCGGCTGGTGGCGTCCGGATGCGAATGCACCACGCCGAGAACTTCGCCGATATCTTCGGCCGCCGCGTATTCCTCCGGGTCGATTCGAAACTCCTCGTTCGGCTCGGTCGAGATGTTGCGGCACGGGTAATACTGCTGTTTGCGGCCCACAGCCAGCAGCAGGCCGCAGCACTCTTTCGGGTACTCGGCCGCCGCGTGCGCCTGGATCGCGCTCAAGATATGTTTGCGCATGTCAGCTCCGTGCGATCAGTGATACGGCGGGGAAGCCACCGAACGGCAGCGGGTTCCCCTCACCGAATCGAGGAATGCAGCCCCTGCCCGGTGTGGCGTCGCACTCGTCCAGCTCGGGGTTATCGGTGACGACGCCATCCTTGGTCACGTACGGGCCGGTGTAGCCGCAGTTCGGCCCACGGTAGCCGCCGGTGAGGCACCAGTGGCAAAGCGTCGTGGCCTGACGCCCAATCGACTCGTTGCCGACGTCGCCCGGGCTGGCAAGCTCCCAGCTGACGTTTTCCCCGTCCTCGGTCGTCTTCTGGTCGATGTACCAGACCTCGATTGTCTCTTGGGTTGGGTCTGCCGTCGGGTTGCCCGCCGGGAAGTTCGCCGCGTCCAGGTAGGTGCCCAGCGTGTGGCGCATCGTCAGCTTGAACTCGAGCAGATCCTCGAACGCCAGACAGAGCGCAGTGATGCGCCCATTGACGTTGCCGACGGAAAGAGTGGGTCGAACCGCCGTACCATCGCCGTTCGCCTCGATGCCTTCGATCTGCATCGGCCAGGCGCCGTACTCATTGCCCTGCCAGAAGATCGCCTTCGCGGGCAACTGATCGGCATTGGCGCCGGCGGCGATCAACTCGGCCGCCGTGTGCGGGATTGAATGCCCATGAAAGCGCAGAACATCCGCGCCATAGTCCGTGCCGTCCAATTCAAAGAGCAGCACTTCGCTGCCAGGTTCAAGCACCTGGATATCACTGATCAGCGGCATGATTGCCCCTTATGGTTTGAATGACCGCTCGAACGTGGCGGTGAGTTTGAAAACGCCGCCGCCCATTGGTGTGGGAGCGGGATTTTTGCAGGTGAACAGCCCGAGTTCGCCGAGCGGCGTTGTCCAGAGAAACGCCTTTGCCCCGGCGTGCCGGTCAAGGAACGCCATGATCTGCTGCACCTTAGCCTCGTGGCCGACGCAGGTGACTGGGTAGGAGTCCTCTTTGTTGTTCGGGCCGTCACCGACGTTCTGCGCGTAGCCGTTACCGAACTTCGAGGTGCGCACCCGATAAGTGATATCGGGTGTTTCCCCGCGCTCGGTCGGCCAGGTGAATTTCTCGATGGCCATCAGCCCCTCCCATTTGTCAGGCGCCAGATTGATCCGCCCGGCTGTAGTGCCCTAGCAATCGCGGTTTCCGCTTCGGTTTTTGCAGCCTGCTGGATGGTCTTGCCAAGCTGGTTGGTCGTCTCTTGCGAAACGCCAGCTCCGTCGCTCCCGGACGTCTGCACCGAGACCGCAACCGGAAAGTTGTACGTGTTGCCGCCACCGCCGGACATAGCTGCGAGTGCTGGCCCGCCGCCGGTGGTCAACGGGGTGACGCTCCCTCCGTTGGCACCGGTCATCAGGAATGACCGGCCGCCCTCGTTGTAGAGCTCAGGCCCCAGTTCGTTGACTTCGTACAGGGAGTTCGGCGCAACAGGTCCGCCAGCAGCTCGGAAGCCGGCAAACGAAACAGAGCCGGCACTCGCGTCAAACTGGCTGGCAAAACTGCTGGCACCCGCTTGAGTTGCGCCAGAGGTTGCTGCGCCTGTAGCGCCGCTCCCACCAGTAAAATAGCTGGTTGCAGCTCCGACGAGGCTGCCCAGAAGCGCGGAGCTGGCCTGCCGGGTCGCGATCCTCGCCATATCTGCCAGGATCGATTTAGTGAAGTCAGCAAACGACAACTTCCCAGTAATGGCGAAGTTGACGATCGAGTCTTCCATCGAGCTGAAGGCGTTGCCGAACAGGGTTTTCGTCTGGCCGGCAATGTTGCTCGCCGAGTCCAGATAGTTGGCCCAGGCTGATGTCGCACCCTTTGTCCAATCCCTCTGCGCCGCTTCGACGTCGGCATAGTTCTGCCGGATCTGGTCGGTCGCTGCTTTGTTGGCATCTGCCAGCGCCTGCGACTTCTGCTTGAACTCTTCCGGGTCCATGTTTCTGGATGGATCGGAGCGCTGGTTTTCCAGCTCCAGAGACTGCTGCGCAAACCGGTCTTGCTGGCTGTTCAGCTCATTGCTGAGCGCGTTTTGCCGATCACCTTGGCCTACGCCATTGACGGCACGCTGCCCGGCAAGCGCGAGCGCCTTCTGCTGCTGCCCGAGAGCGGCAACGTACTGGCTGATCGCGTACGTCTGTTTGTCCAGACGCCCCTGCTCGGCGGTGCCCAGCACCTGCTGCTGGCTGTCGGCATCCTTCTGGGCCTTGACCATCGCCGTACGAGCATCGGCAATCTTCTGGTCCAGCTGGATGCGCTGAGCTGCCGTGGTGCTGGACTTGTTCTTCACCGCCTCCAACGCCGCAATCTCGGCCTCGTAGGCGGCCGTGATCTCATCTCGTTCATTGCCGATCAGGCCGTCCCGCTTTTGGGCGTAATCAGCCTGGGAGATGAGCCCAGCCTTCTGCGCGGCATCCAGTTGCTTCTGGGCGTTGCTGTATTCAGCCACAATTGCGGTGAGCTGGTTTTTGGCATCGTTGAAGCTGGTTAGGTCGACATTTGAGCCTGCCTTCTTGGGTTCCTTGAACTTGTCGTTGATCGCCTGAAGGGATACCGCATATTCGCGATTGATCCGATCAGCATCGACGTTGTTGCCGCCTAATGCCTTGGCTCTATTGCGATCAAGCTCTGCTATTTCGAGCTTTTGCTTCTGCTCCTTGTCGAGGCCTGCCAAGTAGCTGGAGTGCAGCGACTTACCAGCCTCTATCGCATCGTCTTCAGCCTTTCTTCGATCACCTTCGGCTTTGGCGTTCGCCTCGACTTCAGCCTTCTGCCTTTTCAGCGCGGCAATCTGTTCTTCGATGAACTTGGTGGAGCTGCTTCCGCTACCGAGGTCATCCGGGAATAGATTTGCCAAGAAGCCCGTTTTTCGGTCATCGAGGATTTTTTGATAGTTAGCAATCTGGGCGTCGAATGACTGGGTTCGACCAACATCAAGCGTGGCATCCAGCGCTTCAGAAGCCGCAGACTTAACGGCCTTCCAGCCTTTTTCGATCAGGCCAAGGTTCTGAGTTATCTCCCCGGCCCGCGACTTCACAACATCTGCGTAGGTGTCGGTGAGGAGCTTGACTGCGCCAACCTCATCGCCCTGCTCTTTCAGCGCCACGATCTGCGAATACACGGACGCCGTTAGGAAGTGGTACTGATCATTGAGCGACTTCGCTGCTTCAACCGGGTCATCGGCGATTTTCACGAACTCAGCAACGGTCGTATCAATTGACTTACCGGTTGCCTTCTCCATGGAAAGAGCAGCTTCAGCAATCTCAACAAAACTGCCGCTGGCCAGCTTGCCGTTACCAGCCAAACTCGCAAGGACATCCGCAGCGGCACCTGTGGTACCGACAACAGAGCTGACCTGACGCGCCATATCAGTGAGCTGATTTGCGCTGGTCCCAGCAGCATTTCCGGTGAGGATCAGTCCATCGCTGTATGCGTTCTGCTCCTCGCTACCTTTGTAATAGGCGTACGCCAACCCGCCGATTGCGGCTGTTACAAGGGCGATAGGTGCAGCGAGTGAGAAAAAGCTGGCAGCACTTGCACCAGCACCAGCACCAAGCTGAGCAACCGCACGCGCACCATTCCCCCAGTCTCCGGCCTGCAGAGCGTTCGCCAGCTGCATGACGTTCTCTTGCGCTTGGCGGGTGCCAAGCTTCAGCTTGTCGAATGTTCCTTCTGTCGCAGTAACTCCGGCCCGGTCTTTACCAACTTTGGCCAGAGCGGCGTTATAAGCATCAACATCTATTGCGCCAACTCTGAAAGCCTCATGCGCCGCCTTTTCCTGCGCCTCCAGCTTGGCCAGCTTCGCGGTGACCGGGTCGATGCCGTTAACCGTGCGCTTCAACGCTTCGATCTGACGGTTTTCAGCATCGATCAGCCGCTGCTTCTGCGCCATCTCCTTGGCTTCGGCTTTCTCGATCTTATCGAAGGATTTCCCGAGCCGATCCTGATAGGACTCCTGCTGCTCAATGGTGACGAGACCGCCCTTGCGAGCGCGCTCCAGCAAGCCTTCAGCCTGGATCAGTTGCTCCATGCTGCCGATGTTGCCGGACATCGCCTTGTCGAGCTGGCTAATGATCGCGATTTCACTGGCCGCGCTGGCACCGGCCTTGCGGCTGGCATCAACCTGACGCTCTTTAGCGCCCGTCGCCTTGTCGATGCCCTGAGCAGCCTCATTCTCGGCCTGGCTGATCTTCTTGGCGGTGTTGGCCAGGCCCTCGCCCGACTTGCCGAGATCATCAATCGCCTTTTCGGCATCAACTGCCGAGTCGACCAGCTTGTCGAGATCGTCAGCCGCCTTGGATGCCGACGAGGAGTTCACCTCGATGCCGAGGGACGCGAAGGTGGTGCTCATTTACTGTCCCTCTGTTCCGCCATAACTCGCAGGGCTTCTGCTTCCATGACGCGGATATCTGGAAAGACGTCGGCGGCATCCGACCGGGTAAGCCCAAGAAAGCCGGCGACATGGCGAATTGACGTGTAATCGAGTCCGGTAGCGCCGCACGCGCCTGTACGCCACTGAGTGCCCATGGCCTCGAAGACCTTGAAGGCTTGCCACACATCAGGCCAGACCTCACAGACTTCATTGGGTATGTCACGAAGAGAAAGGCCGAAGGCCGCCAGCGATTCGGCTGACGGCCCCGGCTCGTACAGCTTGCGGGAGACGCTTAGGAGTTTCCCAAACGGGCCTTGCTGAAAGCATCGGAGTAAGCGGCCAGCACTGCACTCGGCGTGGCGGCAATGGAGCTGACCAGGATGCGCAGGTTTTCGTCGGTGAACTCTTCGGCGATATCCCAGCTGGCGACGATCGCCTTCAACTGCTCGACCTGCAGATCAATCAGCAATGCAGTGAACTGCTCAATGCCGGCATCTTCCGCTTTTTCTTTGAGGGCCTTATGACGCTCGCCCCACTCGGCATAGAGGCCAGCCAATTCGGTGCGATCGCGATACTTGAACTCGAACTCGACGCTCACCGGATCGCCGCCGACCGTTGGCAGCATGACGACGTGCTTAAAGGTTGGGGTCCGGGCGAGTGTGAACTTTGCCATATGCCTTCCTTACGCCGAGGCGCTATAACGGGTTGGGCGACCGGTCAGCGCGATGCTGATCACGCGGGTCATCAGGTTGTTCCGCGACATGGTCGGGGTCGAAGTGATCGAAACGTAGCCGTTGTAGATGATGCGGCTGCCGCCCGGCAGGTTCAGGCGCAGAACGCGGGCCTGCTTGTCGTCGTCCGCTGCCTCGCAGACATCGACATAGGGTTGCGATGGATCGTCGGCGACCGTGATGGTCAGTGTGATCGGGTTCTTGGTGGTCGGCATCTGGCGGTCGTCATCGTCGGCCAGGAAGCCGAACGTCAGAAACTGCTGGTCGCCGCCGCTCGACCCGAGCTCGGTGATTTTCGAGATCTCGGTGAAGGC